AATACCTCTACGAACTACCCATTTGTCAAACGCTTTTGGCGGTGTCATTTTATTAGTATACTTAAAATTACTATACGATTTACCACTTTTAGTTCCCTCAACACCTTGATCTTGGTAAAATCCGTACTCTTCCATATCGAAGTAAATACCGATTGAATTAGGAAACGCTTTTGCTTCACCTTGTATTGAATTATAAAGTTTCTTAGACGCGTTTTTACCGCTTGTAGTTAAGTTTCGTTTTGCTTGACTTACAACGTGCTTAATAAATCTGTCTAATACTTCTTGTCTGTTATTCATCGCAAATAGTCATATCGTTACCTATCAAATAATCAAAGGTCATCGTCCAACCTGCTAAGTTATTTTCAAAGCGTTCTATAAATGGTTCACACGTTGGATTACCATCTATAATTCCTAAGTTCGTAAAATAGTCACCTCTTACAAGTTTATCATAAACACGGTTTAACATTGTTATTTGCGTGTTCAATACGTCCTGTTCGTTATCGTTGCCTATGAAAATATCTGTTGATTCGTCTTTTGCTATGTCAACTACGTCCATCGCAATTACAGAAATATTATATCTAATAACGTTACTTTCAAACGTAGCATTATTAACCATGATATGCGCTAAAGGGAATATCGTTTGTTTAGATAAGTCAACCCTATAAATGTCGCCTTGCGTAACCGTGTTTACTAATTCAGTTGCTTCTAACTCTGACTTAATTATATTTAGTATTCCGTAATAACTCATATTCCTTTATTTAATTGTCGCTTTAATTCTCTTTGTTCAATTTCGTTTTTTTGCTTTTCGAAAGTAAGGTAGGTAAGTGCTTTTGTAAGTCGAAGTCTGGTAACATCGTCAAACTTTGTGACGTCTCCTTTAGCTGCTGCATATATGCTCTGATACCATCCCCACTGTTTGTTAAATTGAGTTCTTTCGCTAAAATCGTTTTCATCTCCTCGCTCTTCATCAGTTGTTTCTCCAAATAAGACAGGGTAGCCCCTAATAATTCGCTCTCTAAATTCCAAAAAAAAACCTTTGCAGCAAGTGCAATATCCAAAGGCACAAACTCCATAACCTCAGAATAAGTGACAGAACTAACATACGGTTCAATTGTGTATTTGTCTTTTTGTGTTTTTACTATTGGGCGATACATTACAGCCATCGCTTTGTGAAAGTTGCTTATATCGGCTATATTCGCTTCTAAATCTATGTATTCACCCCAGCTTATTTCTTCTAAATTTGGTATAAATCCAAACTCAACGCCTGAAATGGTAAATCTATTTTTAAATTCCGTCTTTTGCTCAAATAACTTTGCAAAATGTAGGCTTAAAGATTCAATTTCTTTGTATGGTAATTTAACGACATCCTTTAATTCGATACCGCAAAATATTTGAATCATTTTTTCAGCTAGAAATAACTCATCTTTTGTCTTTGAAACTACTTCCAAAAACTTCTGATATTTCTTTAAGCTAATTTCACTTAGACTTGTTGGGATAACTAATTCTAACTTCATATTATTTAAACGTTTATTTTGATTTTTTGTAGTTCACAGCTATGGCGTATGCTTCACCAAGTAAAATTAAATGCTTTCTTAAGTTTTGAGGGTCATCGAATACTATTTTAATTCGTTTTCCTGTACGAATATACACATAGTTCTCAACTACAGCCTTTAACTTCGGTGTGTCGTCTGTCATTAACGTATATTATATGTTCCGTAATTACGCTTTAATCCGAGTGTTTCCATTTCATGATAACGAAAAGCATCTATAGCATGGTTATTATTATCAATAGGCTTGTTTAAACGTGTTCCGTGTTTATCTACGTCCCAACAATAAGCCCTTAACTCTTTGATTAAATTAACGCTGTTAGACGTCACTAAATATTCTTGCTGTTGTATTACATCAATTCCGTAATTAATGCTGTCTTTGCCCTTTGTAACGCCTTTAATCGTTATTCCGTAGCGTTTTATTTCATCTATTGATTTGGGTTCGGAACTATCAGCGTACACAATTACGTTTTTCGGTAGTGTTTTAGCTATGTCGCTGTTTAACATTCCTGTTTGGTACTTTAATTCGTTGAGTATTCGTGTTCCGTTATAATTATATACTTCGATTATTGCAGTTGGGTCGTTTGTATATCCAAAGTCTAGCCCTATTCCAATTAATTTAGCCTCGGCAGGTAGTTTATCAATTTGTTTCCAGTTGCTAAATATAACACCCTCTAACATTCCTATTTCACCTAATCCGTAAACACGCCACCAATTAGCCCAATAGCTGCTTGTTTCTGCTTTTAAGCGATTCTTTTCTATTTGTTGAACAATACTATTATCGAGTGCTTCATTGTCTTTGTACGTTAATATAAGAAAGTCGCTGTCTGGTTCGTCTTTTAGTTCCGTATGCACCCAAAATTCATTAGCAGGGTTGAAATCTAAAAACACCTCTTTCTTTGTACGTATTGCAAGTTCGTTGTAAGATTCAAAGGTTACGTTGTTACATTCGTTTATATATAGGACGTCACGCCTTGCACCTCTTAATTTACTTGAATCGTCAGCACTAAAGAACTCTATTACAGAACCATTTGCAAACTCATAACGTAATAAAGACTTATTGAAACGTTCATCAAAGTAACGCCCTGTCTCTTTCATTATTTTAAGAAAGTCTTTTAACGCTCCTCTTCTAAGGTGTGGTATTGATTCAGCTACTACGCTTATTTCAGTTCGTGGATATGTTGCAGCCTTTGTGATTAATACAGGTAAGATTCCGTAAGTTTTACCCGCAGAAGTTCCGCCTTGAATTATTTTGATTCGTTTTTTTAACGCGTTTATCTTACGAATTGCTGTCGTTATTATCATCTAACTTAAATAACGGTTGTTCAATGTTAGTTTGTTCTACTTGCTCTTTTAGGTTGTTAAGACGTTGAGTAATACTTGCGTTGTACTGCCCTACCATGCCGCCTGTTATTTGGTCTTGGCGTATTTCTTTGCGTATACGTGAACAGATGGGGATATATTCTGAGTATCTTTTATCAACGTTTTTAAAGTATTGTTCTACTTCTCCTACTTCATCCCAGCAATAAACTTCAAAACCCTCCATAGTTAGAGGGCATTCTAGGGGTTCTACTCTTTCTTCGAAGTCTTTACCACCGTGTATTATTTTTAATCTTGGATTCGCCTTTACGTTGGATTTATAATTTTCAAATAGTCCGTATAATTGTTCAGGGCTATCTAAGTTTCTTGGTCTTCCTCTTTTTGCCATTGTTTAATTCGTGTTTTTGGTAAATTTAAACCTTTTTTTTTATTTTTAGTTATAGCTTCGCTTTTATACTGCATATACCCACTTGCAGTATTTGAACCTAAATATAAGGTTAGCCCGATAATAACACTTCCCTCTGCGACCACTTCTTATTTATTCGTGTTTTCACACTTGGCATTTTGGTTCACTTGTTTTTATAACCTTTCGGTATGCAGTACCCGTTGTTAAGCGTTAAACAGTGCGGGATTTTTATAACAAGCGTTTATTTCGAGCGGTTGTTTTTGGTAATGCAGTTCAACCTTATACAACTACAATAAAAAAACCCTACCGTGTCGCACCAGCAGGGTTCTTAATGATTATTACGCTAAAAACAATCCTAAAAATCTTTAACTAATGCGACTTAGTATAAACAAATATAAGAGTTATTTTTTAATTTTTCGTTTTTCCTTAAGTATTTTTTTTCTTAATTCTCTCAGACTTTCATTAACTGTAATGTCAGTTAGGTTGGTTTTTATCCAGTCATTCGTTAAATCGCTTGTATTTACGTTTAAATAAGCTATTGACTGACTAACTCTTGACATTATTTCTCGTTTATTAATTGTCTTATTCCTTGTAACATCATGTAGTAATCTGTAATTGATACTTCTAACTTTGTTTTAGTTCGTTTTTTTGTCATTATAGAATTAATGAAGTCAATTACTTTTTGGCTGTTATCCATTTTGTTCGTCTTTATATTCGTTATAAACTGTCTTTAACTCGTTTACTTTTCCTATTAAACAACTTGAACAGCTTGTAGGTTCGTTCCTTACATTGAATATTCTTGAATGAATTGCTAATAATACCTTTTGTTCTATTGGGCTTACTATTTCCGTGTTTTTGTTAAAGAACTCATCCAGGTACGCATATTCGTTTTCTTCTAAACACTTTGGAGCTTTGTATCTAAATAGTTGGTTTAACTTTTGTTTACGTCCTTCGCATCCGCAGTCTTCACCTAATAACCATTTAGCAACCTTTGCTATTCCAGTTACCTCTAAAACCTTTTCTACTGTATCCCCTAATCCTTCGCTTTTAGCTGCTAATATTTCAGCTTTCGTTCGTCTTTCCTTGTCATAATTTTATATTAATTCGTAATCTTTATTAACGTAGTCTAAATAATCCTCGTGTACATTCTTTTTAAGGCTTTCCTTACAATTCTTTAACGTGCAAAATATACTCCGTAAGCTTATTCCTGTATCGCTTTCAATATCTCGCATTGACTTTCCTGTATCTTTGTATAACTCAAATAACATTTTATCGTACCAATGCCAGTTATTAATCTCGCTGTTTACTTTTTTCATGAGTTCACCGAATGCAATCTGTTCTTCTAATTCGTCTATTTGTTGCAGCGTAATACATTCTTTTAAATCCACTTTGATTACTTTGCTTTTTTGCCTGTAAAAGTCTACAAATAAAGAACGTAAAGTAAGATAAATGTAGTATTTGTTTACTTGACCATTAACTATAACTGCTTTCTCTTTGTCTTTTGTTATTAGTCTAATATACATTTCTTGAACTAGGTCTTCAGCGTAGAAATCCTCACCGAATTTTTTAATCGTGTTTATGTATTCTTTGTGGTGTTTAGCTACTTTATTAATCCAATTCATAGATATATCTCTAAAACCCATTTATAAAAGAACACACCGATAACACCGCTTTTTTTATAGCTTATTCCGACTGCAATCTCATCGACCTTTTTTAGTTTCACATCGCTAAGTTAAGCAATTTTATTTTATAGTTTTTTAATCGGTATAAACCACAGGACAAAGTTTTTAATCGTTCAACGTATGGTGTCGGGTTTTTAGCTTTCATTACTATTCGAGAAAGTCCCTCAATCCGTGTTTCCATACCCTCAATCATTTCGTTAACTCCGTCTAGTTTCATTTGATATTCGTCTTCATGTAGCATTTTTCCTTTGCCACTACATGACATACATTCATATTCAATAGGGTTTTGTTCGTACGGGATATGAGTATCGTTTAAATCAATGGTTACGAATCCCCATCCGTCGCATTCAGGGCAGCTGTAAAATAAATCTTTCATAATTTTAAGTTTAATTGTTTATGCAAATATACTAAAAAGAATAATATCTAACAAAAAAAGAGGGAGTTTTTTACGTTCCCTCTAATTTGGTTTTGCCGAACCTCAGTTATTAAAGAATTTACCTACCTTTTCAATCGTTTTTGTGCTTACATTTTTTTTATAGTTTACAAATTTGAATAAGATAGGTTGGTTTATTCCGACTAACTTAGAAAATGCATTTAATGTTATTCCGTTTTTCTGTATATAATCATTAATCAAATTCCGCGTTATATCGTTTACGTTGCTTAATATCTTACTCTCTATCATAAATTACTTAAAAAGTCATCAAAACCGCTCTTTTGGGGTTGTTTAGCTGTTTCTTGAACTGGTTTAAAACTTAGACTTTGAAATTTACCTTTTGCTCCGTCTTTTACCCATGCTGAAACGTAGTAATCAACTCCGTTAATAGTTGCTTTTCCTTGGTAGTGTGGATGCGTTTCTTTTTCTCTTTTGTCGTTCGTGAATAACGCTCCTGAATT